TTTAGGAGTTTCTGTTGGAGATCGTATTTCATTTACACCAGAAAGTGATTATCCTTTCACAGTAGATGACGAAAAGTTATATAGGATGTTTACTAATAATATAACAATGATATTATGATATATACTATAGATGGTTTTATAGATAAAGATTTATTTAAAATAGCTACAGATTATTTAAATAAAGGAGAGTTTTTAAAGCACACTGTAGGAGAGAAAGATTTTTATGTGCAAGAATCTCCAGAATCATTTGATAAGCATGTTTTAAGTAAGTTAGGGTTAGCAGAGGGGAAGTCATTAGAAAAGATACTAAGCTTCTTTAGAACCTCTACAGACGAGTTAGACAACACTTGGCGTATACATTCAGACTTAAATATAAATGGTCAAAAACCAGATAGGGCAGCTGTTCTATATATGGCCCCAAGAGAAAAAGAAGAACTTCATGGTACTGCTTTTTGGGAGCATGAGGTTTACGGTAAGAGTTTACCATCTCATATAACAGACGAAGAGTATGACAGAACTATAAGGGAGGATTCTGAAGAATTAGATATGTGGAGATTAGTTTCTGTTTCTGGATATGAACAGAACAGAATAATATCTTATCCCTCTAATTATTTTCATAGTAAGTACCCTAATAAATCATGGAAAGAAGGGAGACAAGTATATGTAATATTTTATAAATATAAGTAATGGACATAAGCGAAATTAAATTAAGTATAATAGAGGCTGGAGAAAAAGCAGTTAAACAATTAGTTAAAGTAGCTAAGGCTGAAATTATAAAGGTTGATGCAGAAGATCCGTTAGCTGCTGATAAATTAAAAAATGCTGCAGCCACTAAAAAATTAGCTATCTTTGATGCATTTGAGATACTTAAAAGAATTGAGGAAGAAGGAGCTTTATTAGATGGTAAGGTAGCAGAAAAGAAAACTAATACACCAAAAGGATTTGCAGAGTCAAGATCAAAATAGTTTACATAAAGTTATACTTAAGTATATATCTAACTCTGTTATAGCTAATAAAAACAGAGCAAGAAGTTGGCAGTATGGTTATAACGAAAAGTATGATGTTGTTGTTATTTCTCGTACAGGTCAGATTGAGACTGTTATTGATATAAATGGGCTAAAGATTGCTTTACCAAAACCTCCTAAAAATATACATAAGAGGTCAGAGAAAAAGGAAGAACAGTACTGGGAGACAACCCCTATATCTAAGGAATTAAATAGAGTTAAATCTATTTTCCAGTGGCATGATGCTCCAGATGCATTTAAGTCTCAGTGGGTAGATTATATAGAAGAGGAATTCAATAGAAGAGAACAAGGTTATTGGTTCATGAATAATGGTAAACCTACATATATAACAGGTACACATTATATGTATTTACAGTGGACTAAGATTGATGTAGGAAATCCTGACTTCAGGGAAGCAAATAGAATTTTCTATTTATACTGGGAAGCATGCAAGGCGGATAAAAGAAGTTTTGGAATGTGTTACTTAAAAATAAGGCGTTCAGGATTTTCTTTTATGAGTTCATGTGAGGGTGTTAATCAGGCTACTATTACTAAAGACTCCAGGATAGGTATACTATCTAAAAGTGGAGCGGATGCTAAAAAAATGTTTACAGATAAGGTTGTTCCTATATCTAATAACTACCCATTCTTTTTTAAGCCAATACAAGATGGTATGGATAAACCTAAAACTGAATTAGCGTACAGAGTTCCTGCATCTAAGATTACTAAAAAGAATATGTTTAATCTGGCTGACGATGAGCTTGAAGGGTTAGATACAACAATTGACTGGAAGAATACTGGAGATAATAGTTATGATGGTGAAAAATTACAATTACTATTACATGATGAGAGCGGTAAATGGGAGAGACCTGATAATATTTTAAATAACTGGCGTGTAACTAAAACATGTTTACGATTAGGTAGTAAGGTTATTGGTAAATGTATGATGGGTTCAACATCTAATGCTTTAGATAAAGGAGGTAGAAACTTTAAGTTTCTTTATGAGGACTCATTCCCATCTAAGCGAAATAATAATGGACAAACAAAAAGCGGACTGTATTGTTTATTTGTTCCTATGGAGTGGAATTTTGAGGGGTATATAGATATGTATGGGATGCCTGTATTTAAAACTCCTTCTTCCCCTATTATGGGGATTGATGGGGAATTAATTACTATAGGGGCTATAGATTATTGGAAAAATGAAGTTGATTCTTTATCTCAAGATCCTGATGCATTAAATGAATTTTATAGACAATTCCCTCGTACCGAGTCACATGCATTTAGAGATGAAAGTAAACAATCTATATTTAACTTAACAAAAATATACCAACAGGTAGATTATAATGATTCTTTAATAATTGATCATCATGTTACCAGAGGATCTTTTCGTTGGAAAGATGGCATAAAAGATACTAAGGTTATATGGTATCCAAATAAACATGGTAGATTTTTAGTTAGTTGGACGCCACCTCCTGGAATGGATAATAAAATGATAATGGAACGTGGAAGAAAGAAGCCAGGGAATGAACATATTGGATCATTTGGTTGTGACTCTTATGATATATCTGGAGTTGTTGTAGGTAAAGGATCTAACGGATCTTTACATGGGCTAACTAAATTTACTATGGATCAAGCTCCAAGTAATCATTTTTTCTTAGAGTATATAGCCCGACCTCAGACAGCTGAGATATTTTTTGAAGAGGTGTTGATGGCTTGTGTCTTTTATGGAATGCCAATACTTTGTGAAAATAATAAACCTCGATTATTATATCACTTTAAAAACAGAGGTTATAGAGGGTATTCATTAAATCGACCAGATAAAGTATACACTAAATTATCTAAAACAGAAAAAGAGTTAGGCGGTATTCCTAATACATCTGAAGATGTTAAACAGTCACACGCATCAGCTATTGAATCCTATATTGAAAAGTATGTAGGGGTAGATTTTAATGGAGATAATCGTGAACCAGGAGACATGGGTGTAATGTATTTTGGTAAGACTTTAGAAGACTGGGCTAAGTTTGATATAACCAATAGAACTAAGTTTGATGCTGCTATTAGTTCTGGGTTAGCTATTATGGCTAATCAGAAGCACTTATACACACCATCTAAAGAGAAATCAAAAATAAGTATTAACTTTGCAAGATATAATAACTCCAGCAATACAAGTCAAATAATTACATGAAAGACGTTACAATAAATATAAGGTCTACTGCTTTCCCTGATCAATTTGCTTCTGATAAAGAAAAAGCTAAAGTTGAATTTGGATTAACAGTAGGTCAAGCAATACAATATGAGTGGTTTAGAAAGGATGGTAATGGTTGTAGATTTTATGATCAATGGGGAGAGTTTCATCGATTAAGATTATATGCACGTGGAGAACAGTCAGTAGCTAAATATAAAAATGAGTTAGCAGTAGATGGTGATTTATCTTATTTAAATTTAGATTGGACTCCAGTTCCAATTATTCCTAAATTTGTAGATATAGTGGTTAATGGAATGTCAGACAGATTATTTAAAGTTAACTGTACTGCTATGGATGCTATGTCAGCTGAAAAGAGAAATGAATTTCAGGAAATGGTTCAGACTAATGTTATAGCTCAAGATTTATTTAAACAATTAGAAAAAGATTTTCAGATGGAAGTGTTTCAGGTTGATCCTAAAACATTACCAACAAGTGATACTGAAATGGAGTTGTATATGCAGCTTAATTACAAGCCAGGGATTGAGATTGCAAATGAAATAGCTATCAACACAATGTTTGAGGAGAATCATTATGCTGATACAAGAAAAAGAATTGACCTTGATATTACTACTTTAGGGGTAGGTATAGCTAAGCATACGTTCCAAATGGGTGATGGCATTAAGGTTGAATATGTTGATCCTGCTAATGTTGTTTATAGTTATACAGAAGATCCATACTTTAAAGATACGTTCTATTGGGGAGAAATAAAAACTGTTCCTATTGGAGAGGTAGTTAAAATAGATCCAACTATTACTTTAGAACAGATGGAGGAAATATCCAAGTACAGTCAGTCTTGGTATGATTATTATAATAGTCAGGCAATGTATAATAATAGTATGTTCTCAAGAGATACATGCACGTTATTATATTTTAATTATAAAAGCACCAACAGTTTTGTGTACAAGAAAAAGAAAATGGCTGAAGGGTCATATAAGACTGTAGAAAAAGATGATGAGTTTAATCCACCTCAAGAAATGATGGATGAGGGTCAGTTTGAAAGAGTAGAAAAAAGAATTGATGTTTGGTATGAAGGCGTAATGGTTATGGGAACAAACATTATGTTAGAGTGGAAAATGATGGAGAATATGGTTAGACCTAATTCTGCTAATCAGTATGCAATGCCTAACTATGTAGCATGTGCTCCAAGAATGTATAAAGGAAATTTAGAGTCTTTAGTTAGAAGAATGATTCCTTTTGCAGACTTAATACAAATAAGTCATTTAAAGATACAGCAGATTGTAGCCAAAGTAGTTCCAGACGGTGTATTTATAGATGCTGATGGATTAAATGAAGTAGACTTGGGAACAGGAAACGCCTATAATCCTGAAGATGCTTTACGTTTATATTTTCAAACAGGTAGTGTAATAGGGCGTAGTTTTACTCAAGATGGAGAACTTAATAATGCTAAGA